TGATCCGTCTTGAATTCTAAAAGAACCTGCTGTGTTTGTTGCTGTTGGTGTCCATGTATTGTAATCTTCTTGAGAAGAAAAACGTAAAAATAAATCATCGGCTGTTGAGCTACTACCAATGGTTGTTTCTGTACCAAATAAAAAAACATGTCTATCAGGCATAGAAATTAAGTTAAAACGAGATTTACTAGGAGCGTTACTAACAACTGTTGCTCTATTCCCACTTAATCCTGAAGATGTATTCCATACATAAGTAGCACCTGCTGAAACTGTTGCTAATAAATCTTCACCAAAGTTATCTAAAGACCAGTTACGTCCATTAATAGTAACCGTTGTTGTAGAACGAGGCGTGTTCCATGTGCTTGTATTCCACGTTCCTGTTCCCCATCCGTAACCATAAGCAGACTCAGATAAGCCTATGTTAATTTGATACGTAGCTGTTACTGTTCCGCCTCCATTACCTGTTGCGTTAGCCGTGCTCCCTGTGTACGTAATAGTGTATGTATTAGCATCAACATATGTTGATATTTCAAACTCTTTGTTCATATCTAAACCAGCCGTCGTCGATGCTCCACTAAACGTTACAAAATCACCAGCTTGTGCACCGTGTGCATTATCAGTTACAGTAATCGTTGCACTACCATCTACTGTTGCAAAAGGATTACTTAGTCCTGCTTGTGTTGCTCTAATAGGCGTAATGTCATAAGCTGCACCTTCTGAATAAATATATAATTTTCTATCTGTTCCGAGAGCCGTGTACCGTATACCATCTAGGTCTGTCCATGCATGCATATCACGAATAACACCAATTAATTTGTCACTAATAAGTTCTACCCATCCACCAATCTTTTCTGGTAAACCGTAACGAAAACGTACCATATCGGAATCTGTCCAACGTCCTGCCGCTCCGTACTCCGTATCTTGTTTATCAATGCCAGGGGCAAATGCTATTTTTGTTAAAGGCATTATGCAATCCTCATAAATCTATATATTATTTCACCAACTCCACCTGCACCGCCAGGTGCTCCTTGTTCGGTTCCACCGCCGCCGCCGCCAGAACCTCTTGTTCCTGCATTACCTACTTGATCAGGATTATAAGCACCACCATTACCTGCATTACCACCTGTACCACCAGCTATATTACCACTATAAGAAGCAGCGCCATTAGCGCCTACGCCATTGGCATTGTCTCCACCGTAATTTATACCGTTTGCTCCAGCAACTCCAGATCCTGCTTGGTTAAAAGATCCAGCAGGGCCACTATTAAAACTTGTGATATTTATACCATCTACCGTTGTTCCCGATGTTAGTCGTGTTGTTATTTGAGAAACTGTTCCTGCCGTTCCTCCTGTTAAAGTTGCAAGAGGTCCTTGAACACCACCACCTGATACTTGTCCAGATCCACCACCTATTAAAGTAAACATATCTCCTGTGGTTGCTCCTGATAAAGTCGTATTACCTCCTGCTGCTGGACCACCACCTGAATAACTATTTGATCCTGCTGGTCCTAAAGCACCTACG